CCCAATATCCACAAAACACCTGATACTCTCTGCCATTTTACGCCCGGCTCATAGATTGAGGCCATTTCCTCCCTGTCCATCATCTCGCCTGTATCTTTCTTGTACCAGTCAAACCACACCTCATAAGGATTACATTCTGTCGCAAGCTCTTTCCATGTTGGTTTATTTCCTGCTTTCCAGCTATCAAGCCCTAACTCTTCAAATATCTCATCTTTCTTGTTGGGAAACTTCATCAACAAGTCTTGTACTGTCATTGGTGACTTCTGAGCGATAAAGCCCATATCGTCAACATTTCTGGTGGTTGCGGTGTGATCTATGATTATGTACTCAGGGTTAATTACGTCAAATCTATAGTCTCCATGCTTGCCCTTTTCAGGATCCCAACGGGCTTTAAGAACTGCAGTAAAATATACAGGTAAATGTTGAAACGCCATACCCAACGCCTCACGCTGTTCTATCTTCTTATTTACCTCATCAACCACAACTGTTAAATCTGAGGCCGATTGCTTGCGTTCCTCACCCTCTCCACCGGGGGTAATTATCATATCCGGGAGCTTGCTCATGGCTAGAGGTTTGAGTGTAGTCTCAATTTCATATATAGCGTTGTCTGCCGAGCGTGATTGATACTTCTTGGTGTCTTTATCTTTCTCAAAATCATCAATCTGGCGGCCAAACCTGTATTTCTCGTTCTTTTCACGCCTTGAATCAAGTTTGTATTTATCATTGAAGAATGCTCTGGATGCCTTTATTCTTTCAGGTACTATATCAGCTAAGTCTTTATCTGGTATTTCAAGAGATAGTGGATCGGTGGGGGTAATTTGACCTATGTTTAGATCATTATTTACCTGTTGCTGTTCATCAAGCGCGTTGGTTTCATCCATAATACAAAAAAGCCCGCATGACAGCGGGGGACTTAGAGTCTTCTAGAAATATTATAGCAGAATTATGACAGCCTGTTTAAGTTTGAAAATTCGCCATGATACTTTATCGCTGCCTCGTTATATGCAAAAGCGGCCTCTTCTTTTGTGACAAAATAACCTAAGAACATATTCTTACCATCTGCATATATTTGAGCATGCCAACGCTTTCTAAGTGGTCTATTATGATAATATACACCCTTATAGCCAGAGGTGTTCCTACCACTTATTTTTCTATTTTTAGAATTTTGAGCATTCGTTACTAGCCTCAAATTATCCTTACGATTATCTAATCTATCATGATTAATATGGTCTATGTGCTTACCTACAGGAGGAATCATAATAAACCGATGGATATATTGACCACTCGCCTTTCTATTAACAGTAATATTCCTCCTAATGTAACCAGACTTAGAAATAAACCATTTATATTTATTTACCCGCTCAAAATCTTCGTCATCAACAAGGGAAAAGCAATCTTTTCCTCTCCTGCCATATAGTTTTATTTTTCTCATAAAAAAAGCTCCCATTTCCGACTAGAAAATGAGAGCTATACAATTATGCGCTAGTCGGACGAATAAGTGTATGGATATATTATACCAGAATCACCTAAATAATTGAATTTATTAGAAAGCGTTTTTTACAATCCTTACAAAAGGTGAGAATGGGGACAATAGCCTGAGTAGCACCTGGCACAATCATAACTAGACTGCCAATGTATTGAAATAAGAACTTGCCACAGTCTGAACAGTGAAACTTCTTGAGCATGTCGGGTTGGAGTGAGTCACGCTCTAGGATAAGTGAAGTAATAGGTATGTCTTTCTGAACGCCTTGGATTATGACTTGCACCTGAAAATTATAACATAACTATCTCCAGCAAGCCCTGATAATACTTCAGAATCCTCTAGCCTAGCGACATTTAGACTCTCTTTTTATTATCATAAATCGCTAAAAACTTATTCCCATCGGTATGAGTATCAACAACAATCATTGTATAATCTTTTCCCTCATATACTGCTTTGGGTAAAAATCTTTGATGATATATCTCATTTGAATATCCATCTTTTTCGTCTCCATCTCTGTCTTCTGCAAACTTTTTACTTTCAGCATAAAAGACATCTCCTGATTGATAAAAGCCTTCATCTTCAGGATTGCCATGATTCTCTAGTTCAAGATTCCAGTAATAATCTGTTCTATCGTCGATTGGATAAGCAACCCAATCTTCGACATAACCAAAATACTTATAAATTTCTTCTTGTAATTTACAATAATCATTTAATATTTTCATAGCTCTGTTTCTAGTTTACTATACTAGAGCCATAAAGTCAAGCTATCTCCTCACAACCCCACCTGAGCCACTATCAGAAATTTCACCCTCCCACGCTCCAAGGTTAACTGATAGCTGCTTAGTACCGATAAAATGCGCCGTCTGCTTCATGGACTGCCTGGTGTCATGTGATATTCCTCCCGCGGTGGCATCAAGCCACTTGAGGGCTTTTAGCTTATACCGAGAGTCATCTAAGGCATGATCAAACGTACCCGCTAAATCTTCATTATTATTCTCATCAAAGGTTGCCTCAACAATCTCCTCAATTAACCTCTTACAATTATTTGCTATCTGCCAGTAGGGTTTTCCATCGGGCGCAATTCTCATCCAGTTACGCATATTAACCCAGCCCGGTATTCTATCGTTTGAACCTTTCCTCATTTTCCTGAACCCCTCATTGGCATTGATAAATTGATCCCGTATAGCGATGGAGCCGTCCGTACCCTTGTTAAATGTGGCGGGGTCTGCCTGAATCCAAGCTACATTGCTAAATGTGAGATTATACCTCTTGTATTCCTCCTTGATAATCGTAGCCCATTCTGCCGGAGTCTTTTGTGTTCCGTATACCTCAAGGAAAGTCTTAACTCTATAAAATACAACCCCGTTAGGCATAACTACCCTGCTTACTTCTGATAGATGATGCGAGAACGGAGCAGAATACCCCCAGTCCATACCGCCAACAATGATATTATTCTTCGTATTAGGTAGAAATGGATTACAAACATGAGCTTTATGTGTCCATGTAGAGAAGAACATACCCGCACCCTCCTCAAATGAGGCCATATATTCTTGATTAAAGAATGATAATGTCCCCTTTTCCTCCGCCTCCTGCCTCTGTTTGTCTATATATTTAACAAACATTTCACGCTCATAACTACCCTCAGGCCATGTCATATTGTCGTAGGATGTAAAATGCCACGTTTCCCATTCAGGATCTAAGCTCACTTTCTTCTCATAGGTTGGGATGACTCCACTATGATCTCCTTTAAGCGCGAATTCGTGAAACCAGTTAAGCCCTTTAGGAGTACCGATATATAACACGCGGTGATACGGACTATCTGCTAAGGCGGGCTTGATAGTTTCAAATGCCTCTTTTTTCACATCTGCGGCCTCGTCCCAGATAATCAAGTCAAGCCCTGAACCTCGGAGAGAGTCATAGTTGTCCGAACCCTTGAGCCTGATAAATGAGTTAGTTGATAAAATGTTGAGAGAGAGTTCTGATTTATCTACCTTGATAAGTCCTGCCTGAACGTAGGGCATGAAGTATCTTGTGATATCGGGATCAATCCAGTAGATTTCCTTAGCTTGTCGAAAGAGGGGTAGAATTATCCAAATGATTTGATTCTTGAGTTGAAAGCCGCGGGCTAGGGCTTCATTGAGGGCAAGCGCGCTCTTACCGAACCTCCGGCCTGCATTAACCACCCTGTACCTTGCTTTAGATTCATGTACCTTTATTTGGTTAGCGTGAGGTTCGTATAATGTAAATTCCATTATTCTTGAGAGTCCTGTTTTAGTGAGGAATGAAAGTTAACGGCCACATTCCCCGATAAATTATTGTCTACTTTCTCCCGCATACCATGATTATTTTGTAAGAGTAATTTAACTATGGTTGCGTTGACTTCTTTGCCTCCATAAATGCCATCATCAATAAGTTGTTCTTTTTGCAAGCGTTTTATTTTTTCCAAAGCTCCGCTAAATTCAGGATGTAACTTTTCCCAATCTGCGAGAGCATCCACACTCACATCAATCCATGTAGCAAAACTTTCTAGCTTAGGAAGATGTTGATTTTCTTTTCCTGTAGTAGCAAGGTATTTATCTACCTCATCTATAAATCGTGGTTCATATTTTGATGGTCGTCCTGCTGGCATATCACTTATTTAACTCCTCAAATGCCTTACTCATCTCTTTATGCTCCTGAGCTATCTTAGGATTATCCCTGTAAAAGTTATCCTGAGCGTTAGGACGCTCCACTGCTCCTACATCATTATTATCCTTGACTGCGCGAGTTAAGATTTGCGTAATTTTCTTCTGATAGTTGGGTGGTAGAGCAGATTGATTCTTACCAAGAGAGAATCCGATTAAGAGAGAGATTATCGTAAGTAAAAATGTAAGTATTATTGTAAGTTCACTCATGGTTGATATCTCTCCTCTTTATCCGCATAAAACCCCTCGTCAACATTTCTTGCCTCTCTTATCTCATCCTCGCTAAACCCCTTCACACCATACTTTTTTATAAAAGCTAAATTTGGCGTCGCACCGACGTATCTCTGAATTATGTCATCGTGATATTCCACCCTTGCCTCCTTAATTTCATCAGGAACGCACTCAATCGTTTCTC